ATAATGAAGAAATAAGTCCGACAGGATGGCACGTTGTTGAGGCTTAAGAACAAGCGCCATATCTCCAAAACTGCATCCCACCTTATTAAGCAGCTTTTGTCCTTCTGATGCGTTGTATAAACTGGCAACGGCTGCAACAAAAACGGCGTCATGTTTTGATTTATTTGGAAAAGATTTTCTTATCACATCAAGCTTTGGGGTTAGCTGATGTGGATGTGTTGCGGTGTCGGGCGTTCTAGCCATGCAGCCAAAGGAGCGAGGTCCAATTAAATTGACTGCTTGAATCCACGCTGCTAAAAAGTGAATATCACCGGTATCGCTTGCTTCATTAGCTTCTTGGGAAGCGGTTTGTGCTGTTGTTTGGTTCATTTGACGCCCCTTTTTGCTCTTTTATTCTTAACTGGTAAGCATGTTTACATATCGCAACATAATATGTCAATATGCTTACATTAAAAATAAAAAAAGCATATAATAAGAGACTAAAATTTAAGGGGAGAGGGTAAAGATGAAAAATATTATATTCTTAGCGCTACTGGTTACTTCTATTTCGGTAGGGGCAAAGATGAATTATGGCGTTGTATTGGTTACGGAGATTGCTTCTGTTTATGATGCAGATACTTTTAGAGTCAATATTGATGGCTGGCCAGCTTTTGCTGGACTAAATATGCCGGTCCGAGTGAATAAAGTTGATGCGCCAGAAATCCGAGGTAAATGCTTAAAGGAAAAAGCGTTAGCAAAACAAGCTCGATTATTTACGTTTAATTTTCTTCAGTCTGGTGCTGTTGAATTGAAAAATGTAACTCGTGGGAAGTATTTTAGGTTAGTTGCAGATGTTTATGTGGATGGAAAAAATCTTGGTGATGAATTAATTAAAGTAGGGTACGCGAGATTTTATGATGGGAAAAGTAAGCGGGCAGGGTGGTGCAATTAATATTACCACCTCTGCCCCGTCATTCATGTTTTACACAATGTTACCCCGAAATCTGTAAGCGGGCTTAAATCCATTTTTGGTGTAAAGTCTTTTCCTTTAATGAAGCTTAATGATTTGTCCTCTGCCCATATATTTTTAATTTCTGTTATAGATATACCATTTTCTTCTGCGTAATTATATCCAGCCCCATTTAGTGCGTAAGTTTTTTTATTAGCTAAAAATAAAACAGCATCAAATGAGCCAACACAACGAATACTGCCACCATCAACCGTGAGAGGCCAAGTTTTAGGGAAATGTTTTTTTGAGACGTATTTAAAGTTAGTTTTTTGGGTGTTAGCTGTTGTGTTTTCACTGTCATCTAGTGTGCATGAACTCCAGATGAAACCAGTGATAACTAACACTATAATAAAACCCCATATAGCTTCTTTGGCACCAACTCCTGGATCTTTAATCCCACAATGTGGACAAACCTTCGCGCTTGATGAAACTTCTTTTTTGCATTCTTTGCACTTTGTTATAGCCATAATTCCCTCTAGTTTTTGCGATATTAATTATTTTTCTTTTATCGTTTTTGATTTAGTGTTTTTTATATTGCTGATAATTGAGTGAAAATCAAAAACGAGATCGGCTTTATCGACTTTAACGCCTCTTTTTTGTCCGCTGTTATATTCTGCATAAAAGTGACCAAATAATTCTGTCCATTCATCAAGATCAAAAGATGCGTCTAATTTATTTTCTAAAAATCTAATTAATGAGATCGTGTTTTTTATAGTTTCTTTATTTAGTGGGCTAGTTTTATATGCGGGGGATGGTTCGTTGACTTGTAGAGGCGGGATTCCTGTTAATAACTCATCGACAGTAATGTCAAAAGCGTTGCTCAACCCAATCAAATAACTGTTTTTAATATTTTGCGTATCTCCACTTTCCCATTGTGATACGGATGGTCGCTGAACACCTACTTTGAGAGCAAGGTCGTTTTGACTCCAGCCTTTTGCTAAACGGAGCTCTTTAATTCGCGCCCCAACATCGAGAAAGTTTGTTGTTTTCATATTTGTAAGTTTACTTACAATTAAGTAAGTATGTTGACATCACAGGTAAACATGCTTACCATAGTTCGCATGACAAAAAATGAAGCAATAAATTTATTCGGTGCTCCAAAAGATTTAGCAGATGCACTTAGCATTACTCGGCACGCCGTATATCAATGGCCTGATGATTTGCCACAGGCAACGATTGATAGGGTGACGGGCGCAGCGCATCGGCTGAAGAAAATAAAACAAGAAGGTGAGTCTGCCGCATGATTTTTAATTCTAAATTGTTCATTAATTCTTTATTTATTTTTCCGGTGCCAGTTTCCATATGGATATTCCTTTTCGCTTTTTTTAAACAATACAGTACTAACAGGTAAAAACTATGTCTGATGACCGACAGCTGCCGCAACGCATTATTCGTGAATACCTCGATGATTTGGTTGTATTCAAAAAAGCCTTTACACGAGAGGATTTTGCTAATCATTTTGTATCCGTATTTTTGGAGGCTGTTCCTCCTGGTGATGATGTCCCTGAATTTAAAGAGGCTCATCGCCGTGATGAATTGAAGGTGGCTAAAGCAAAAATTGATGCAAACAATAAGAAATTTTGGCGCGCGATTGATGGCACAACATATTTACCATTGGTTTTTATTCGCCCGATTATCGATACCTTAAATATTTATGGTGTACAGCATGGAATGGAATTAGACCGACTGTTATTACGTAATGATGGTTGGATGGCGATCCCTGTTCCAAATGGACATAGTAACCATGCAGATGTTTACAGCAATATGTTGAAAGAGTTTGCTGAAGCGAATAGCGCTGTGGCGGTAGATCTTTCTGATGACGGTCAATTAAATAACTCTCAAACAAGTAAGGAAACGTTGGATGCTATTGAAGCAATGATTTCTGTTTATCTTGCTTCTCAATCTAAAGTGTCAAATGTCGTTGTTGAGTTAAAAGATCGTTTAGAAAAATCTTAAGGAGAGAAAATGTTTGAATTAAGGTTTAAAGAAAGAATAGTACACAACGAAAGAGCAGGTACAAAAAATATTTTGCAATTTAGAACTAAGACTGTACACGTTGATAGTTCTACTACAACACCTGTTAAACCAACATGGACAGAATGGAAAGATGTTCCAGTTGTTCCTTAAAAGGCAAGCTGATTGACAAGGGATAAAGTAATGAATGCGTTGGATGATGTTTATAAAAAAGCTGAAGCATTGGGATTGACTATTGAGGGCAACATTGAGCTTGATGGCCAGTGGCATAGCGTTAAAGCAACGAACGGTAAGAAAACAAAGAAGTCGGGCACGTACTGTTTGAGTGAGCTGACATTATCATCTGGACGCGTAGTTGTGTTGGGAATGTTGTTTAACTGGCTTACCGGTGAAGAGATACGTTTAACATTGGACGATGACACCGAGGTTACTGACAAAGAACGTACAGAAGCTCGACAACGCGCTCAGCGTGCAGCAGAAGAAGGTAAGAAGGCAAAAGAAAAGTTACATTTGGAAACCGCTGATAGAGCTAAGAAAATTTTTGATAGCTTACCTGATGGCGGTAAGTCTGATTATTTATTCACTAAAAAAATTAAACCACACGGTATTAAGTTTGCAAAGGGTAAGGTAGTTGTCCCTGCATGTGATGTTGATGGTAAGTTGTGGACGTTGCAGTGGATAGATGGCGAAGGCAATAAAATATTTATGACCAATGGAGCAATGCGTGGTCATTTTCATCTTCTTGGTTTACCTCAAAATGAACATCCAGCTTTAATCGCTATCGCCGAAGGCTATGCGACGGGGGCGTCTATTCATGAGGTTACCAAATGGCCAACTGCTGTTGCTTTTAATGCAGGTAACTTGATGTCTGTTGCGTTGGCGCTTCACAAGAAATATCCCTCATCACAAATTGTGCTTTGTTCAGACCAAGATATTTACAATGGTTATCCTCAAGCGTTCATTAAAGAAAAAGATATTACGCCTCCTGTGCGCAGTTTGGTGTTGCGTTTAAAGCAAGCTCGACCTGATGTGTTGATTGAATTTGTTGCTGACGATGATATGCGTACTAAAAACAAAGATAAGTCTCATAACGCCGGCCTTGCGGCTGCTGTTCTTGCAGCGGCGGCGGTTGACGGTGAAGTGTTAGCACCCAATTTTTAACAGAATAATAAAAAGATAAGGGAAGAAGTATAGTGAGCAAAGGCCCTACAGATTTTAATGATCAGGTTAAGTTATATGGCAAAGAACATCTTGCGCATCATCTTGATAAAGATTTGACTATGTTAAGAAGAGCGCACGCACGCTCTGAAAATGAAGAGGAAAACCTTGAGTCGAACAATGAACCGCCACCTATAACTGAAATGCCTCCGAACATGGAAGAAAAAGAGCCTGATGAATGGGAGCGTTTTTTTGAAAAAAACCAGTACGGCCAGTATAAGGCATCAGTTAGAAACGTTGAGTTAGCTTTGAATAATGATCCTGGTTGGCGTGGTGTGCTGGGTTTTTGTGAATTTAGTTATAGCATTATTAAACGTAGTGAATCTCCATTAAAGCACTCAGAGTTGGGCGAATGGAATGATTCTGATGCGGCTGCATTGCGTATTTGGATGTCTTATAAATATGGTTTTACTCCTTCGCATTCTGATATTGCTGATGCGTTATCGGTTGTTGCTCGTAAGCGATCTTTTCATCCCGTGCGCGAATATCTTAATAAATTAAAGTGGGACGGAGTCCACCGTCTCAGTACTTGGTTGAACCAGGCGTTTAAATCCACCGACTCGGAAGAGTATCTAAGAATCGTGGGACCGAAGGTTTTAGTCGGCGCTGTTGCTCGCGTGATGCAACCAGGTTGCAAGATGGATAACGTGATGATTCTTGAAGGAGAGCAGGGCAAGGGTAAGAGTACAACGATTAAACGCTTGTTTGGTGAATGGTTTACTGATGCACCTTTACCTATTGGTGATAAAGATGCCTACATGGTTATACAAGGTAAATGGGGTTTGGAAATTGCAGAACTTGATGCTTTTCATAAGGCTGAGGTTACGGCTTTAAAGCATTTTTTCTCACAACAAATTGACCGATTTAGACCGGCTTATGGTCGTGTTGCGCAAGACCATCCACGGCAAACTGTTTTCTGGGCAAGCACGAACCAAGATGTTTACTTGAGAGATTACACGGGTAACCGGAGGTTTTGGCCGCTGTATTGTACCGTCGTAAATGCTCAGTGGGTTCATGATAACCGTGACCAACTTTGGGCAGAAGCGACTCATCTTTATAACAAGGGATATCGATGGTGGGTTTCACGCGAGACGCCTGAAGATGAAGAAGAGTGGCTTACCGTAACCGAAGTGCAGGATTCTCGATTACAACGTGACCCTTGGGAAGACAAACTTGCACCGTGGCTGGACGAACAAAGTAAGCCGTGGCTCACGACAACTGAAATTCTAGAAGACTGTATTGGGCTTGATTCCGCCCACCAACAGCAGGCTCACATGAACCGTTTAGGACCGATTATGCGCAGCTTAGGTTGGCGCAATAAACGAGAACGAGTACCAGGTAAAAACGGAAAAGAAAGACAAATTCGCGTTTGGGTCTCTGATGACGTTGAAAAAGAACTAAATGAGGTGCCTTTGTGACGCCTGTGACACCGGTCAATTTTTGGGCGTCACAGCGTAGAGCCAGTGCTAGCAAGGCTTGTGACGCCGTGACACCTGTGACGCCCTATACGTACGGGCACGCGCACGCGCACGCGCGCACGGGGATGTGGGTGTCACCTATGTCACAACAGATATATATATTAATAATCAGGGGGTTAGGGCTGTGACACCCTCAAACACTAGGGCGTCACAGGCGTCACAAGTCAACTCAATGTTAATTTGGGTTAGAGAAAGCGTTCATAGTAAAACAACGGTTCAAGGTTATGGCGTTAACGTAACCAAAGACAACGATAGTTATACGTATATTGCTATGTTTTTAAATCACGTACTGGGTTCATTCACAGCAACAAGTGAGCGGGCAAGTATGGAAACTGCTCGCGATAATGCGAACTTAGTTTGTGAGCAACACTTAGCTCTGTTACCACTTCGCCGTGCTGCTTATGCAAAAGCAGGTGGTCAACGTCTTGCCGATGTTGGTCATGACTTAATGCAGTCACTAAATGAGCAAGAGCTTGAACAAGTTATTGTTAATCCAGACAGTCTAACTGCCTTACAAAAGTCCAAGGTACTTCCAGCCATACAAGCCCAACGGGCAGACGACGCGCGGAATTTCGCTAGTGATAGGGTTTCAAGTTTGCCTTACACATCGGACACATTGGAATCATCAGGTCAATGTTCAAGTGGTCAAGGTGATCTTAATGTCTAGAAAGAAATATATGTCACAAGCTGAGTTCGCACGGTTCCGTGGCGTGTCGCGAGCAACCGTAACTGAATACAAACAAAAAGATTTATTAGTGTTCAACAGTGATGGCCGTGTTGATGTTGCTAAGTCTGAGGCTTCTTTAGATTCTTTACTTGATCCAACTAGAGGAGGTGATAGAAGTGGTCGTGAACAAAAGCCTTCGGCAAATAAAGATAAAACGCTATTGGACGCAAGAATTAGTGAAACAATAACAAAGACAGCTAAGAATGCATTAGAAGTTGAAAAGATGGCTGGACGCTTAATTGAAAAAGATCTTACTGCGATGGCAGCATTTACTTTGTCACGACAAGCACTAGAGTCTTTATTAGCTATACCAGATCGTTTATCAACATTGTTAGCTGTTGAAACTGACGCGGCAAAAATTCATGAAACATTAAGTAAAGAAATTCGTTTGGTTGCAAACAAGTTAGCAGATGAAGCGGAGGCAATGTTTAATGAATAGCTCCGCTGCACAAGCGACAGAACAAGTTGCTTCTCAAGAAGCGCATGAAATTTATTCGGTTGCTGACGGCGGTAATGTGTTTGCTAAAGCATGGGCAGATGGTTGGAGAATTCCTGAGCCTATTCCCGTTGATGAGTGGGCAGATAAACATCGTATCTTGCCTCGTGAAAGTTCTTCAGAGCACGGGCAGTGGAGAACAGATAGAACACCTTACTTACGCGAACCTATGCAAGTGTTAAGTGATGAACATCCTTGCAAACGTGTAGTGATGATTTTTGGAACACAAACTGGAAAAACAGAAACGGGTAACAACTGGGTGGGCTCATCAATACACCAGTCACCATCATCGATGATGGTTGTACAACCAACAGTTGAAATGGGCAAACGTTGGACACGCCAACGCCTTAACCCAATGATTACTTTAACACCTGAATTACAAGATAAAATTAAACCTGCTCGTAGTCGTGATAGCGGGAATACAACCACGATGAAAGAGTTCCCTGGTGGTTTTATTGTTATTGCAGGTTCTAATAGTGCTGCTTCTTTATCTTCAATGCCTGTACGTCGTTTATTTCTTGATGAAGTAGATCGCTATCCTCATGATGTTGATGGAGAAGGTCATCCCGTTGATATTGCTAGTCGTCGTACATCTTCATTTCCTCGTCGCAAAGAACTTTTAACATCAACACCAACAACCGAAGACGAATCAGTCATAGCAGAAGAATACGAGTTATCCGATCAACGTCACTACTATGTTGCTTGTCCTATCTGCCAACACAAACAAATATTGCGAGACGAAAATCTAACTGATGATGGTACTTACTTGTGTGAGCAAGGTCATACGTTTGAAGAGCATCATAAAACCAAGATGCTAGATGACGGCGAATGGATAGCGCATAACCCAGATAGCGAAGTGCCTGGTTTTCATTTACCAAGTTATTATGCCCCAGTTGGTTTAGGTTATTCATGGGCAGATATTGCAGGGTTAAGGTTAAAAGCAAAACAAAAACCTGAAAAAGAAAAAACTTATATTAATACAATAATGGCTGAAACGTACAAGGATGAGAGCGGCCGTGTTGATTGGAAAGATGTTGCAGCAAGAAAAGGTTTGTACATTAGCCGTACCATTCCTGTTGGCTGCCTCATGCTTACTGCTGGTGTCGATGTTCAAGATGATCGCTTTGCTGTTGTTATATGGGGGTGGGGACGTAACGAAAAAATGTGGGCAATAGATTACTTTGAAGTCCCCGTTAATCCTGGCCTTGAAAGTGATTGGAAAATTATTGGTGAAAAAGTTTTAGATGTTGTATATCAAAATCAGTTTGGTGTTGATATGCAAGTGTTGTCCACGGGGTTAGATACAGGCGGCCACTATACACATATGGCTTACAACTATGCACGTACGCGCAAGCATCGTCGAGTGCTGGCCATGAAAGGTTCTTCATTTAAAAACAAACCTATTATTGCAACACGACCGTCAGCAAAAGATGTTGATGTTCGTGGTAAAACTATTCGCGCAGGTGTTGATCTTTGGAATATAGGAACGGACACAGCTAAAGGTGCCATCTTTGCAAAGCTCAACGCCGACTCGGATGCTGAACCTGCTGAGTATAGAATCAATTTCCCTTCAGATATGACAGATGAATTTTTTATACAGCTAACATCTGAGCGTTATGACACCACACAACAAAAATGGGTTAAACCAAGAAGCATAAGAAACGAAGTGCTTGATTGCACTGTGTATGGGTTTGCAGCGGCATGTCATCCAGCTGTCCGCGTGCATATGTTACGTGACAGGGATTGGGAAAAAATTGAAGCCAAGATACAACCTGTAATTAAAGATTTGTTTGCTGACTCATCACCTGAGTCAGAAAATGATGAAGTAGAAAAAGAAGTTGATAAGTCAGAAGTCATCAATGCACCACAAAAGCAACAACATCAATCTAAATCAAAACCTAAGTCACGAAAGAAACGTGGTAAGGGTAGTTTCGTTGGGGGAAACAGATAATGAGTGAACCAAAAAAAATAGCCGTTGGTGATAATGCTGAATGGACAGCTACATTGCCTGATTATCCAGCAAGTGTATGGACATTACATTACGCATTATTTAATGCAGCAAATGCTTATAACTTTGATGCGTCTGCCAGTGATGATGACCATGCTGTTAATTTATTAGCGTCGGTTACAACCGCTTGGATTCCAGGCCGATATGATTGGACAGCTTATGTAACCAACACAGCCAATGAACGTAAAGTGATTAATCAAGGCGTCATCATCATAACGCCTGATCCATCCAAGGGAACACCTTACGATGGACGTAGCCACGCTCGCAAAATGTTAGAAGCATTAGAAGCTGCTCTAGAAAATCGAGCAACAAAAGCTGACTTGGATATGATACGAGGTACTTTTGGAGATCGAACCATCGAGCGTAAACCAGAGCAGTTAATTATGGCGCGTGATAAATATAAATCAGAAGTAGCGACCGAAGATCGTCAAGCAGCCATTAAACGTGGTGATCGCGTGCCACGCAGCGTTAAAGTGAGATTCAGATAATGAATGCCTGCCAGATTATCGAAAGAGCGCTTGAAGATAAAATCATGAAAGGGGAAATACCTCCTGGCGTTTATGACACAGGGTCGTCTTATGTATGCGTAACTTTAGGCGGTATTGATGGTGATGAAATATTGTTTTATTGGCAAGACACTGTTTACGACATTAACGATCACATAAGCCCATCAGATATAACAACGAGGAGATTCTAATGCCTGTTGCTGGACAAGTTGCTTTAAGTAAAGGTGAAGTCATGATGTATCTTGATATAGCTACATTAAACAGAACTGTGGCGGCAAGATTAGCTGATGTATCTCGTGCCACATTTTTTCGCGCAATGAATACGCATCGTGTTCGAGCGCCAAAACCACAGGCGAAACTAACTACGAAAAGCGTTAAGGAAATTAAAGCACATATTGAAAAAAAAGAATTGTCGCGGTGTGCTATAGCAAAGATGTATCACGTGCACGAAAGAACCATTATTCAGATCGAAGAACGTGAAACATGGTACTGGGTTTAGTGAAAGAAGCTAATTATGCGCCTTTATATTGCAGTATGTATCCAAAGCTTGCAGAGATTGCCAGATTGCACGGTTACGCAATGGCTGTTCATGGTTCAATGGCGAGTGACTTTGACTTGATATGTGTTCCTTGGATCGATCAACCAGATACACCTTTTGATGTAATAGAGTCGATACTCAGTAAATTTGCTTTAAAGCTTATTGGTGATGGTCCAACAATGCGCCTACATAATCGGCAGGTATGGACAATGAGCTTAAGCGGTAAAAGTTATCTTGATTTATCTTTTATATTAATCGAGAAAACACACACATAACTCATAAGCTCAGTTGTTGCGACTGAGAAATCAACTAGAGGGGCTTTTTATGCAAAGAGAAAATAGATATTTAGTTTTAAAGCGTAAAGATATTGAAAAATATTTAACCGATGAAGCGAAAGAAGAGTTAGAAAATATTGTTATAGCTCTGTCAATCGCAAAACAACCCGACATTGATACAGGCGCAAAATCAGAGGTTGAGTGTGTTGTTGTAGAAAAAGATTGGCCTATGTATGAATCGACATGGCGTGAAATTGAAGCGTGGGTTGACTCATGCGAAAACTGTCACGGAACAGGGTTTGTAGATGTTGGTGTAGGAAGATCACCATGTGGATGTGGTGCATAACGCCCCTTAATTGGGGTTTTTGGGTGTAAGAAGTAAGACGTAATATTTTTTTAACTCATACAAGAGGATAAGAAAATGATAACGCAGGGGTAACGCCCTTAGAGGTTGACAACTTCCGGTAAGCCGCTTTATTGCGGCTTTGCTGGTAAGAGTTATAACGCAAAGCTAAGTGGCGGCGAAGCCGTCCATTTCTTGAGCGTTTTGTTATGTGGTTTTAGTTTTAACCAAGCACTAGCGACAGCTTGTGCGTGAACACGAACAGCATCGCGTAGCGTTGCGGGAGATTAAAGTGGCTAACACACAAACAGCAATTAATGATGTATGCGAGTACAGAGGGTTGCCGAAAATTAAAAAAGGAACTCGATGCACTGTTGACGAAGAAGAAGGTGTTGTTTTTGGCGGCAATGGTTCGGCAAACTTAAACGTAAAGTTTAATTCAGATGGCCGCGTTCGTAACTGCCACCCGTATTGGAAAATGAAAATATTTAATGTTGATGGAAGTGTTTTATATCAGCATAAGGACACATAACGTTTTAGTTAAACGGCGCGGCTTTATCGCGTCCGATTTTTAAACGCCTTGTTATAAGGCGTTACCACGGAGGCAAGATGAATATTGATGTAACATTAG